GTAAACCACCTATGAAAAAATACTTCTTGACAACAGGTGAAATTTTTAGTATAATATATGATACGATATAATTGGAAAAAGATACTAAAAGAAAGTAAAAGCAAGGTATCAGACGTTTTGTTGATAACATGGTATATAACCTATAATTATCCACCTACGAGTAAACAAGATAGATTATTCAAATTTTATGGAAAGGATTATACAGGAGATAGTTTTCTGATTAATCCTGAAGCCATATACAAGTATCGAAAGACTGCATCAGATTCGGAATGGGCAGCATATATTGGAGTAGCTTCTTATAGAAGTTATAATGAATATATAATAAATAATAAATTAACAATTGAGGTAGAACGAGTACCGAAACAACTTCAGCCTATAATAAAAAAGAACAGGCTACTTAAAATTGAAGATGGACATATCCATTTTCGTTATGAGAAGTCACAAACGGAGAAAAAATAAAATGGCATTAAAATTTGCACAATTAGAAGGGAAGGCTAAGAAGTCTTCCATAAATCAATTTCAATATCAAGATGGAGACAATGTTGTCAGAATGGTAGGTGACATACTTCCAAGATATGTATATTGGATAAAAGGTGAGAACGCAAAAAATATTCCTATGGAATGTTTATCCTTCAATCGTTCTACAGAAACCTTTGATAACCAAGAGAAGGATTACGTAAAAGACTACTACCCTGAGATGAAGTGTGGGTGGTCTTATGCAATACAATGTATTGACCCAAAAGATGGACAAGTTAAAGTTCTAAATCTAAAGAAAAAGTTACTTGAGCAAATCATGTTAGCAGCTGAAGACTTAGGTGATCCTACTGACGCTGAAACTGGTTGGGACGTACACTTTAAAAGAGTTAAAACTGGTCCAATGGCATTTAATGTAGAGTATCAATTACAAGTACTTAGATGCAAAACTAGAGCATTAACAGACGAAGAAAAAGGTAAAATAGAAGAACTCAAGTCAATGGACGAGGTTCTCCCTAGACCAAGTGCTGATGCTCAAAAAGAATTGCTAGACAGAGTTAGAGCAGGCTCAAGTGATGCCCCTGCCGAAGTCGAAGCAGAATTTAATAAAACTGAAAATGAGGGAGAGTGGTAATGGTCGGAATTGGAGAACAATTCCCTGATGGGTTTCTACTAAATGGTGTAGATAAAAATAATGCTATGGTTACGTTTAACAGCGATCATCTTTATGGTGATTGGTCAGTAGTATATTTTTACCCAAAAGACTTTACCTTTATATGCCCTACAGAGATAGCGGCATTTGATAAATTAGTTCATCACTGTAACGTAGTTGGTATCAGTGGTGACAATGAATTTTGTAAATTAGCTTGGAAACAAGATAATAAACTTATACAAAATATTCAGCATACTCTCGCAGCAGATTGTGGTTTAATATTAGCAGAAGAACTAGACATAGTTAACAGAGATGAAGGAGTCTGTTTTAGGGCTACTTACATACTTGATAATGATGCTGTAATACAACACGTATCTGTTAATGCATTAGACACAGGAAGAAACGCAGAAGAAATCTTAAGAACATTACAGGCACTTAAAGCTGGTGGACTCACTGGCTGTGACTGGCAACCTGGAGAAGACTTCGTAGCATGATCCTATTTACAGCAGATTGGCATTTGAAACTCGGGCAGAAAAATGTGCCTGTAGAATGGGCTCGTAATAGATATTATGAGTTTTTTAGTCAAGTTAAAGAACTTGAGAGTCAAGTCGATTTGCACATCATTGGGGGAGACTTATTTGATAGACTCCCTTCAATGCCAGAGTTAGAGTTATACTTTGACTTTATAAGTGAAGTACAAGTTCCAACAATAATATTTGATGGAAACCATGAAGCAACTAGAAAGAATAAAACATTCTTTACACAGTTAAAAAATGCAAGTACGAAACTTAATCCTCTTATAGAAATAGTGGATTACACAGACAAAAGGGATAATTTTAGTATTCTTCCCTATTGTGACTTACATAAAAAGTGGAAACCTATTGTCGACTTAGACATTAGAAAGCCACTATTTACGCACGTAAGAGGTTCAATACCACCCCACGTGACTCCAGAGATAGACTTGGCAAGGTTATCTCAGTTTCCTGTAGTATTTGCAGGAGATTTACATAGTCACTCTAATACACAGTTAAATATAGTATACCCAGGCAGTCCTATGAGTACACAATTTCATAGAACTGAAGTTAAAACTGGGTATTTGCTTATCCACGACGATTGGAGTTGGGAATGGAAAGAATTTAAATTGCCACAACTGATTAGGAAGACGGTAACAGACCCAGTAGACATGATCCCAACTACTTATAATCATACGATCTATGAACTCGAAGGCGATGTTGCCGATCTTTCTAACGTTAAGAATTCAGAACTGCTTGACAAGAAAGTAGTAAAAAGAAAAACAGAGGCTACTCTTTTATTAGATAATGATATGTCTATAGAAGAAGAGCTAGCAGAATATCTTAGTTATATTCTGGAATTAAAGGAAGGAACAGTAAAACAAATAATAGGAATTTTTCATGATTATTCTAAAGAAGCTGAAGTGGGATAACTGTTTTAGCTATGGTAAAGAAAATAGCCTTGACCTTGATAATAGTACTCTCACTCAACTGGTGGGTACCAATGGTACAGGCAAGTCTTCCCTACCACTTATTATCGAAGAAGTACTTTATAACAAAAATAGTAAAGGAATAAAGAAAGCTGATATTCAGAATCGTTTTCAAAACGCTGGATATAGTATAAACTTGACCTTTTCTGTTGATGATAGAGAGTATAAAATTGATGTAAATAGAAGTAGAGGAACTATAAAAGTAAAGTTATATGAAGATGGCGAAGATATTAGTAGCCATACTGCAACGAATACGTATAAAACAGTACAAGAAATCTTAGGACTCGATTTTAAAACATTCACGCAGTTAGTATATCAAAACACAAATGCATCTTTGCAGTTTTTGACTGCGACTGATGCTAACAGAAAAAAGTTTCTAATCGAGTTATTAAATTTAGAGGATTATGTACAATACTATGATGTATTTCGCGAGCTTTCCCGACAATTAGGGCAGGAAATATCTGCGCTGGACGGAAAAGAAAAAACTATTGTAAAATGGTTAAATGACAATAAATTAGATGATACAACCATAGCACCCCTTAAAAAATTGCCCGAATATTCGGAAAAAGATGAGAAAGAATTACGTTCTTTATCTATAAATTTTGAAAATATCGCAGAAAAAAATCAAAAAATTAATGAAAATAATACATATAAGCAGTTATTTTCCCAGATAGATATGAAGTTACTACAAAGTAAACTAGAAGAGCCCAAACCCTATCATGATTTGATTTCTGAATTAGGAAGAGAAGAAGGGAATGCAGCACAATGGAAAGGCAAGGCAGAGCAATACAAGTTTTTAGAAGGAACTTGTCCTACTTGTGAACAACCTGTAGATGAAAGTTTTGTTTCACAACTTATCTCTGAGGCAAGAGAGCAAGCAGAAACAAATACAATACAAGCGAATCAGTTAAAAACTGAAATAGAAACTAAAAGACAAGAAGAGGCACAGTATAAAACCTATACAAAAGCAAAAAGAGAGTTTGAAGATTTACATTCACGAATAGATAATAACCTTCCAACTGAAACTCTTGATGCAGGTGAACTATCAGATAAGATTAATGAACTGAAAACAAGGATTACTGACGCTAAATCGCAGATACAAAAAATAGCAGATGAAAATGAAGAAACAACAAGAAAAAACACAAGGATACAAGTTATCCTCGAACAGACAAAAGAATTTGAAGACGAACTTGAAGGAGTTACGAGCAAGTTATCTGAAATCGAAGAGAAATCGAGTCACATCGAAGTCTTGAAGAAAGCTTTTTCCACAAATGGGTTGATTGCATATAAGATAGAAAATATGGTAAAAGACCTCGAGGATTTAGCCAATGATTATCTAGGAGAGTTGAGCGACGGACGGTTTAGCATCAATTTCGTAGTGACGAATGACAAGTTAAATGTTGAAGTCACAGATAATGGAAAAATAATTGATATTACAGCTTTGAGTAGTGGTGAACTTACTCGAGTTAATACAGCGACTTTAGTAGCAATACGAAAACTGATGAGTAGTATTTCGAAGAGTCGTATAAACGTTTTATTCCTTGACGAGGTCATAAATGTTTTAGACGAACAAGGAAGAGAGAAGCTTGTTGAAGTTTTACTTCAAGAAGAAGGATTAAATACATATATCGTTTCTCATGGTTGGACACACCCATTATTAGAAAAGATAGAAGTAATAAAAGAAGATAATATTAGTAGATTAGAATGATGAAAGAAAAAACAATTAATGATATAATCCAACAAAAAGAAAAAGTATTTCAAGGTAAGATTTGGAATAGGTATTTAAAGGATTTTCAAGGCTGGGAGGAGCAGAGAGAATGGTACAAGCGTTTACAATCTTTTTGCAATCGTATGTATTTGGATTACTCAGATGAAACTTCCAGTCCCCATGCGACAAGATTGAGCCAACACGAATACGAAAGAACATACGAAGATTGGCTGGTTAAAAATTTTTTGGAGACTGAAGAAAATGGCACAAGCTAGAAGTGATTATATTGAATTAGATCAGGTTCCACGCCCTGTAGGAAGTTATGTCCTAATAAAGCGTGGAGAAGTAGAGGATTCTACAACTGCTACAGGCATTATACTACCCAACTCCTCGCGGAGACTTGATAATAGTGGTGAAGTTATGGCTGTTGGAGACCAAAGTAGAATCACAAAAAAAGGATATAAAGTTCCCTTTCAAGTAAACGTTGGAGACTATGTTTATTTTGAGTACTATAATGCAACTCGAAAATTGAAAGTAAAAGATGAATTTTATGTATTATTAACAGAAGAAGAAATACTATTCAAAGAGGAAAAAGATGGTTGACCCAAGAGCAAAGGGAGCTGAAGGAGAAAGACAAGTAAGAGATTTACTTAGAAAACATACAGAACTAGAGTTTCAAAGAGTACCAATGTCAGGTGCACTTGATTTTATGAAAGGAGACGTATTCTTACCGAATATGCACAATAATTATTGTATCGAAGTTAAATTCTATAAAGATAGTCATTTTAGCGATAAGGTACTTACAGCAAAGAAATCAAATGTGTTTATACAATGGTGGGCTCAAACAACAGAACAAGCAAAGAAAGCAGGGGCAAAGCCTGTGCTATTCTTTAAATATAATCGTTCTAAGATATTTGTAGCACAGAAAGATAAGCCAGAGAATGGACTTGATTATATGTATGTAAATTTCTTAGGTTGTTACGTCAGTCTTGCACAAGATTGGTTACTTCTTGAAAAACCGAGTTTTACAAATGGCTAAAAATTTTATGGAAATGGGGACTGAAGCTCCTCGTAATAGAACAATAATAATTGATGCGTTAAATCTAGGATTTAGATGGAAACATCAAGGCAGAACAGATTTTGCTGAGGACTACATGAAAACTGTAGAATCGTTAGCAAGTTCATATAACTGTGGTAGTATAGTTATTGCTGCAGATAAAGGAAGTAGTTCTTATAGAAAAGGTATCTATGCAGACTATAAAGCTGATAGAGAAGAAAGATATAAGGATCAAACAGAAGCAGAAAGACTTGCTTTTGAAAACTTCATAAAAGAAATGGAACGCACAATGGATTTAATGGCTAAAAAGTGGTGTGTTCTAAGATTTGACCGTGTAGAAGCTGATGATATAGCAGCCTACGTAGTACAAAATCGAGAACAGTACAATATCGATCATATTTGGCTGATAAGTACAGATAGAGATTGGGATTTGTTAATCAGTCCTAATGTTTCTAGATTTTCGTATATAAATCGAAAAGAAACAACATATGAAAACTGGAAGTCTACACATAATTATAGTGTAGAAGACTATATCACAATAAAGTGTCTAATGGGAGATTCTGGAGATAACATTCCAGGTATACCTCAGATTGGACCAAAGAGAGCGGAAGGATTAGTTAAGGAGTTTGGTAGTGCATTCGATATTTATGATGCAGCCCCATTTAGTAGCAAATACAAATATATACAGTCCTTAAACGAACATATTGATAGATTACTAATAAATTATGAACTCATGGACTTACTAGCATATTGCGAAGAAGCCATTGGAGGAGATAATACAGTACAGATCGACAGTTCAATGTCGACATACATATAAGGAAAAGAATGGCATTACAAATAGATTATAACAGGGATAGTTTACTTCCCGACTTCAGTATAAAAACACTGGAGGACAGATATATGATAGAAGGAGAAAAGTCACCTCAAGACGCATTTGCTCGAGCAGCACTAACGTTTTCAGATGATGAAGCTATGGCACAAAGAATCTATGATTACGCAAGTAATCTATGGTTTATGTTTGCCACTCCTATTCTATCAAATGGTGGAACAACTAGAGGATTACCTATTAGTTGTTTCTTAAATTATATACCCGATAGTCGTGGTGGAATTACTGATCACTACACAGAAAATGCTTGGTTATCCTCTGCAGGAGGAGGAATCGGAGGCTATTGGGGGGCCTTAAGAAGTGTTGGTTCTAAGACATCTCATGGGAGTGAGAGTACAGGAGTGATACCTTTTATGAAAGTAGTAGACGCTGAGATGTTGGCATTTAGTCAAGGCGTTACAAGGAGAGGCAGTTATGCTGCATATTTGGACATTAGTCACCCAGAGATTGAGGAGTTTCTTGATGTGCGTAAGCCTACAGGCGGCGACATTAACAGAAAATCTATTAATTTGCATCATGCTATTATTATACCTGATGCTTTCATGGAGCTTATAGATAAAGCTACTAGAGAAGAAGGATTTAATGATGATTGGGATTTAGTAGATCCTCATAGTGGAGAAGTAAAGAAAACAGTCTCTGCAAAAACATTGTGGGTTAAGTTAATTCAAAATAGAGTAGAAACAGGTGAACCTTACATTATGTTTGGTGATGCTGTAAATAGAAAATTACCAGAGTTTCAAAAACAGTTGGGATTAAAGGTAAATCAAAGTAATCTCTGTTCTGAAATAACTCTACCTACTAACGATGATAGAACAGCAGTATGTTGTCTATCAAGTGTAAACCTAGAAAAGTTTGATGAGTGGGAAAAAGAGGATAAGTTTATTCCTGATCTAGTAAGATTTTTAGATAATGTATTAGAGCATTTTATAAATAATGCACCTGAGTCATTAGCTAAAGCTAAATATAGTGCTTCGCAAGAGCGTAGTATTGGATTAGGAGCAATGGGATTTCATGCTTACTTACAGAAGAATAACTTACCATTTGAATCTCCTATGGCAAAGGGTTTTAACCTTCGTGCTTTTAATCTTATTAAGAGTAAAGCATTTAAGGCTACCCAACAGTTAGCGGAAGAAAGGGGCGAATGTCCTGATGGAAAAGGCTTTGGAGTTCGTAATGCTCACTTATTAGCTATAGCTCCTAACGCTAGTAGCGGTATTATTTGTGGTAACACAAGTCCTAGTATCGAGCCATATAGAGCTAATGCTTTTACTCAAAAAACTAAAACAGGTAGTTCACTACTTAAAAATAAATACTTAGAGAAACTATTAGATAAGTATGATTCAAATGATGATGATACGTGGAAAGGTATTATAACTAAAAATGGAAGTGTACAACATTTAGACTTCCTTACTGATTGGGAGAAAAATGTATTTAAAACTGCAGTAGAACTTGATCAGAGATGGGTAATAGACCATGCGGGTGATAGACAAGAACATATATGTCAGGCTCAAAGTTGTAACTTATTCTTTCCTTCAGATGTTTCGAAACAAGAATTACACAATGTACATATGCGTGCATGGAAAAATGGTGTAAAAACACTTTATTATTTAAGAAGTGAAGCAATAAAAAGAGCGGATGTAGTCTCGGATAAAGTGCTCAGAGAATACATCTTTGATTATGAAGATGAGTGCTTGGCGTGTGAGGGATAAAAATGAGTTTATTACTACAAGAAAGAGAATTTTATAAGCCATTCAATTATGCATGGGCTTATGAAGCATATAAAACACAAAATCAAATGCATTGGATTCCAGATGAAGTGAATCTTGCTGATGATTTAAAAGACTTTCGTGAAAATTTAAGTGAGGATAATAGATTACTATTAAATAATATATTTAGATTTTTTACGCAAGCAGATGTTGATGTCGCAGGTGGTTATGCAAATCACTATTTACCGACATTTAAGCAACCTGAAGTACGAATGATGTTATCATCATTTGCAAATATGGAAGCTGTACATCAAGACGCATATTCTTTGTTACTTGAAACACTAGGGTACTCTGATGATGAGTATCAGTTGTTTCATGAAATACAAGCTATGCAAGAAAAACATGAGTATCTAAGTAATTTTAACATAGATACTCCATATGATATGGCAAAAACAATGGCTGTCTATAGTGCCTTTACAGAAGGTGTACAGTTATTTAGTAGTTTTGCTATACTATTAAACTATCCAAGACATAACTTGATGAAAGGTATGGGACAGATAGTTACGTGGAGTGTACGAGATGAGACACTTCATGTAGAAAGTATGTGTAGGCTTTTTAAAGAGTTTATACGAGAAAATCCAGAGCTATGGACAGATGAATTAAAGTATGATATCTACTGTGCTGCAGAAAAAGTAGTAGAGTTAGAAGATGCTTTTATTGATACTTGTTTTGCAAATGCAGAAATACCTGACTTAACATCAAGTGATGTAAAAGAATATATTAGGTATATTGCAGATAGAAGATTACTAAGTATTGGTATGAAATCTATATTTCATGCAAGAACTAATCCTTTGCCTTGGCTGGATTATATTTTAAATGGTGTTGAGCATACCAACTTTTTTGAGAATCGTGCTACTGAGTATGCTAAAGCTAGTACGACTGGAAATTGGCAGGATATATTTAAATGACACAAATATCACAGCAACCAGCAACTCTTAGCTTTAATGGGAAAGATTATGTAATTCAAGAGCTACCACCTGAAGCACAATCCTGTTTAGTTTATATGCAAGAAATAGATGAAGAAATAAAACAACTAAATAAACAGTTGCTAAAACAACAACTTGCTAGACAGGGATTTGAAGGGCTTTTGGGACAATATATTAAAGCTCAAGAAGATGCCGTTGAAGAACAAGAGGACAACAAAAAACCCGCTAATTAGCGGGTTTTTTCATTTACATCCCAACAATTTAAGTTGGATGCTACTGTTCTTCTCTCTCCTTCACCTCTAAAAGGATAGACCATATGTTGTAGCCAAGAAGGAAATACTAATAGTTTTCCTACTTCTGGTTTCATAACAAAAGACTGAGGCGGTCTTAGTCTTTCTGTATTCATTAATTCGTTTCTACCATATTGAAAAGCAATATAACCATCGCAATCACCAGAAGCTTGATACAATGAATATTGAGGTGAACCTGCTGTAGGTTGATTTAATATTTGTTGAGGTACTTTGGTCCAACCAGTCGTAGATATTCCCATTATGGTTTTTGTACCGTGATCGTGAATTGGGTTATAGTCTCCTTCGTAACTATGTACCGACCATGTTTCATCAATAGCTACTGCTTTAGGTGCTTTTAATCTTGTTCCTGTATTTTGCGAAAAGTAGTTAATATAGTCTGCACCAAGATTACAAACAAAATCATTATATTCTTCTAATCTAGGGTCTGCATTATCCATTAATAACTGTTCACCCTGAGATATTTGCCCTACTAAAGTATCAGCTAATGATTTTTTATCTTGGGCTTCTTTATATTCATCAAGATAGTCATTTAAATCATTCACCATACTTATAGGCATTTCTGTTTCCATAACGTAAACAGAGGGCATATTATGTACTGTAACTTCTGCCATTAACTAGGTACGCTAAAAGCTTGGTCTGGTGTACTTTCTGCTGGTGGGTTAGTGATAACACTATCTACTTGACTAGCAAAAATTGTGTCCCATTGTGATACAGGACAGATAGCTACTAAATCTGCATTACTCCAACTGTCTTTACCTTTAAGTGTAAAGTTAGCATTACCATCTTGGTCTAACTGTGAAACATTTATAGTAAAAATTGACTTATAATAAGTCGCATCACCTTCACTATCGTTTTCATAAGTCATTTCTATATCCCATTTATCAACTTTGCTACTGCTATTAACATATGGGGTACATTTTGTTATTGCTTTTGTTACTGCCATTCTTTTCTCCGTTTATTTAACTTTCTAATGCTGCAACTCTAGTAGTTAGAGCATCTATTTTATCATCAGCTTCTTGTAAGGCTCTGACTAATGGAGTCACCATTGCCTCTAAAGAAACACCTTGAACACCAGAACTCAATTTATTCCAACCACCAAAATTAGATACTCCTGCATTGTCCATAGCTGTTTTAACTTCTTGTGCTATAAAGCCATGAAAAAGTGTAGTGCTATCCATAAGGTTTTCATCAGCGTTGTAATGGTCTGCTAATTCTGAATCATTAGAATCTATATCCCTAGAATCTTTCCAATTGAAAGTTACAGGTCTGAGAGCGTTAATAAAATCAAGACCTAAAGTATTTGTAGTTATATTCTTTTTTAATCTTTCATCTGAACTTCTAGTCCAAGAATTATTAGATGTAAAACCATTGTAAACATAGTTACCTGACTTACCGAAAGCAAAAAAGTTACCATCAATACCTATATCGTGTCCTATAACAATACAGTGATTATTACTATTACCTGCAATAGTTCCATGCCCTATCATTATATTTGCATTTTCAGTTGTAATGTTATCTCCTGCATTATGCCCAATACATACATTTTCATCTCCAGTTGTAATTCCATCTCCACAGTGAGCACCAAAAGCTACGTTTGAGTGTCCTTCATTACAAGATTGCAGTGCTGAGACACCCATAGCAGTATTATAGTTTGCGGTCGTATTGCCACCTAAAGCGTTTACACCCATTGCTGTATTATAATTTCCAGATGTGTTAGCATCTAAGGCTAAGTAACCGAAAGCACTATTTTCTGTACCAGTTGAGTTTAGATATAAAGCACGTCTACCAAACGCTTGATTGCTAGAACCTGTAGTATTTTCTTGTAATGCTGATACACCTACGGCACTATTTAAAGCACCTGTACTGTTTGAATATAAAGCAAACTTACCCACTGCGGTGTTATCGTCTGCTGTTGTATTAGCTGATAAAGCAGCATCACCTACGGCAGTATTTCT